AAATCATTATTAGGAGAAGTACTTTCCCTAATCCCGAAATCTAAGCTTGTGCCCTCAGCGGTTGATGTTGTAAAGTTAGCGTCGAACAGACCACCTATCGTTGTTGATATTCCAGTATCAAATATTTGAGAGGTATAGGTTCCAGTTTCATATCTTGCTTCAGAATTTATTTGTTTTACATATACACCTATTCCATCTAATACCCCACGATAAGAACTCATATAGATCGCGATATTGCTTGATGTTAAAATGGAATAATTCGGCATAATAGTAGAAATATATAATGAGCAAGAATCATCTTCAATGGTTATGGTATTTGTACTAAATGTTATTTCTATGTTATCACATTGAAGATTGCTTTGATACCCACTTAATATACTTTCACCGACATTAGAGTCTGTTCCCAATATAACAACACTTCCATTAGTATATTGATTTAATTTAATACTTCTTGTTTGGGTGAATCCTACCATTTTATTATCTAGATTTATAGAATAAGCTGTTATTCCTGATAGTGAATCTGTAGATGCTATAAAATATATTTCAATAACCCCCTGAACGAGAGGGGATGCGCCAGAATTTACAGATATATTATTTTGTAAATCCAAAGTTATTTTACTTGGGACGATTGATAATGAGTTTGTAGTAGTTAGGACACCAGAAGTAAACCCACCTGTTGACAGATATACATGCCTTAACCAATTTGAAACAAAAGCAAAAGAATCTTCTCCTTCTGTGAATGTCCATGTTGGATTTGTAGTATAATTACCATTTTCAAAACCATCCTCTACACTTGTAAATGTAGATAGCACTAACGAATTTTCATAATTAGAATTAGTAGTAGAAACATCAACTAAAGTTCCCTCATCAAATTCATAATCTTGAGTTTCGGTTACTGTGAAAGTTGCCGGAACGATACTTGCTGGACTAATTGTAGCGGATATTTCATTTCCTAAGGTCCCCTCTTCCCACTCAGCTTGAGAAGAATATAATTTAAGCCTCAGCAATGCTGTATTATTTATGATCGTATCGAAAATATCTTTATTCCCATCAGAAATACGATTAAAAGTTTGCCCGGTAGCTTCTTCAACACCACGGCGCGACATCCAATATAATTTTCCGTCTTTTTCTTGAACTGATTTATCTTCTATACAGCCGACTTCCCGGGAAATTTGCCGGGTAGCAAAATCCTTATAACCAAAACCATAAATACCCCACGTTTCATCTTCGGTCCAAGCCCAGAGAATATCTTTATATCCTGCGTATAGACAAGTAATAGGTTTTCCATTTATTCCACCGATAGGCAAATTAATAGGGGAAGTATTTAAAGTAGGCCCGATAGTCCATTCAGTGCCATCTAAATTTTCAGACATATATATATTTGACAGTTCGCCGGATTTCCCAGCGATTATAATTCGATTCCTATAAGACTCTATCAACCCGCCAAGAGGAGCTTCGGTTACAGTGCTTGTACTGGACCCATCCCAATTAGCAACAGAGTCAGTGCCATTTGTGAACCATATTTTGCCAGATAGAGTAGTCGCATCCATATCAGACACACTTGAAAACCCATTAAGTCCGGGTATAGCTTCGAATTCGCCATCAGTAGTTGCTTGATAAATCGTTTCGCTTGAAAGTGCCAGAAGATATCTTGTACCGTCATCGGAAGTAAACGGCCAAAGCCCGCGAACAGATTGTGAATCCGGGAATACACTCGAATTAAATTGAGAATACCCTTTGCGCCGAGTTATGCCACCCTCAACATCGAAGTATACATTTTCAGCCCATTGAACAGAATTTTCCGGAATTAAAGCAGGACTATATCGGGTAACAACACCTTGACTAAAATTTGGAATAGGGTACGCCTCAATAGCCGGAGTTTGGGCTTTAAGAAATGAAGGGGTTAAAAGTAGGCATAAAATTATTAGTCTCATAATCCTTATTTTGGTGACATATTAATATTCGGCATATAGGAAGGGCGCGCTTTACATGACCTTCCAAAAACTTCTTTAAGATACATATATCTTTGCATATACCGATCACCGACAGTCACAGAACCATCAATATAAAGCATTTGCGCAGCAGCGTAATATGAAAGCATACAATGAAATGAAGTAAATTCGGTTATTCCATTAAAAGGGGTTGATGTTAAAGTCATTGTATCAGCCCGGGAAAAATACTCAATCTTAATCGTAGTTATAGAACTTACTGAATCGGGAACGGGATAAAAAGCTATTTTTGTACGACTTGAAAAATTTATATAAAAATTCATTGGAGTCCCGGTTACAGTCTCCCACTCAGAAGAAAGTTTGTCAAGTTTCTCTGGGCTTTTTTCGTCAAGTTTCATGCTATCAGATAAAAGACGTTTAACACTTATAAAAGAATCAGTTAACGCATAATAAGTAGTCCCTGAAACTGTATCGAATGAATATTCTTTCTCGATACAAAACGTTGTTGAAATTGCATCACCTTGTGCTTCATTAAGAAAATTTAAAATCTGGGCATCAGAAAACCGCACCCGACCAAGCGAGGAGGGATCTCTCGCTAAAAGCCGGGTGTCAGTCACTAAGGTTGATGCAGTCTTTGAGGAGCATGGAACAGAGGTCGCAATTAAAATAAAAAATAGGAAAAGTCTCATATACCCTCTAGTCGTCAGTAGCAATATCCTTACTATCGCGCCTCTTTTCTCCGAACAAAGTGAAGTCGGCAGAAGAAGCGTCTTCTACTCTTCCGTATAAAGCAGCTTGACTATAATCTTCGTAATAATATCTTTGTGTGCCTAATTTTTGGCCGTTAGATGATATACTGCATACTGTAGAAACAGTTGATGTGGTTGACAAACACACAATAGTATTTAAAGTGGTAGAGGTAGCCTCGATAATAGAATACCGCCTATTTTCATCCTCATCAAGAATTTGAGTCCAAGAATTTGAATCGACCGATATAGCGAAAGGGATACGCTCATTGCCATGGTTTTGACTTACTCTTTTTACATAAATATTATTTTTAGGAGCAGCATTGCATATTCCGCAGAATATCATTAGAAAAAATATTAGAAATAAATTTTTTATCATTTTTAGCCTTACTCTTTACAAGTAACTCCGACATTTGTTATAGGATTAGTAGATTGATAAACTAATGCGCCAGCAACAGCAGCAGTACCAACGCAGATACACCCACGAGTTGTATTATACACTTGCTCACCAATAGCTGGAACATAAGCAGCAAGAGCAGTAGAAGACAATAACACAGGAGTAAACACAGAACTACCCATGGTAATAGTCGTTCCTGTTAATGCTCCTATGACAGCAGCATCAGCAGCTAAAGAATCAGCATTTAAAGTGCCATCAAAATATCCATTTTTAAACTCTAAAGACGGTGATCCTAAATCAGCAGCATTATCAGTCGTTGGAATTATATCACCATCGGAGTTTACACAAATTTCAACCCCACTAGCGCCAACACATAGCGCATCTGGATTTGTAGGCATATCACCTGTAATCCGAGCGAGTATAAGTCCATTATAAAATCCAACTGCAAGTATAATAAAAAGAAAGAGACCTAAAAATTTAAATATTTTTTGCATTACTTTTTCCTCCGATAATTATCAATGTTTCGTATTTCCCTATTTGTCGGATCGAGAACTCCGGCGGCGCGTTTTAACTGTTCGCACATTTTATTAAACATTGGATTTGATAATTCCTCTTTATAACATTTATCAACTGCTGCTCGATACTCTTGGTTTTTTGTGGGATCAAGCTTAGGCCATTTCCCTTTTTCTGCTATTGTAAGAGCATGCTTCGCAATATATGCCTTAGCTTGATTAAACTCTTTGAGGGCTGTATTTTTTTCCTTTTCACTTCCTTCTCGTGGAGCAAACGCTGCTAAAGCCCTTTTTTTAGTTGCAAGCTGTTGTTCGAGTTGAGCGATATCAATTCCGCCTGCTTCGAAACTTGTAATTCCCTTTGAATCAGTTGAACCTTTTTTTAAACCATTTAAATACACTTGGTCTCGATTAATTTCCTGCTGCCTTTCTTCAACCGCAGCAGGTGATATAGGTACAATTTTTCTACGTGAAACTTTACCACTTTTCCTTACAGCCATATTATCCCTCCGTCTGTGTTTTTTTACTTAAAGTACATTGTGTCCAAAAATAGGTCTCCAATCAGGAGAACTTACATTACAAGACATATAACCTGCATGTTTTGAAGTAAGCGTATCAATATCACCAGCATAAAAGAACTCAACAGGACTCCATTGATAGTACTTGAAATAATCCTTCATTAAGTTTTTGGTGCCCATGAACCAATTATCATCATCAGTAAGCCAGTTATGCCATACAATAAGCTCATAACGGCCTTTATGGACGTTAGGGTTATTGTTCGCAGTATTAACCTGTTTAACAGAAGAGATTAATTCAAGACCGGCATCTTCATTTCCAGTAGCAACAATAAGAGTATCTGGAAAATCAAGAGCAATATTATCGCGGTTTGTTTTATACTTTATCATTAACCTACGAGTAGCAGCAACTGAGGCAGGAGAAAATGAGGAAGAACCTGCATTACTCTGACTTGATCCACCAACGTCGGAAGTATGTGTAGCATTACATAAAGAAACAGCATCAGCTGTGAGTGTAGTGCTAAACGCATTATTAAGGAAACCTGCTCCAATAGATTCTTTTTTTGCGCGGAATCTATCAGCTAAAGCGGCAGCAGATCTTTTAGCAACGCCATATAAATCGTTTCTTCGGAATTTTTTTGTTATTTTAATACCGAGAGAATATTCAATTTCCTCAACAGTCTTCTTATATGATTGTTTACTTTCATCATAATAGATTTGACCGTCGTATACTTGAACACCGCCAAGATCACCAAGCATTAACTCAGTAACAATAGCTTGATCCGGAGTTTCCACATCAAAAAGAGCTGGTATCATGGAACTAAACTGTCCATATCTTACTGCAAAAATCTGAGAGAGATTTTTTTGTACAACATCTGGGTGATTAGCTTGTGTTAAAGCGGGCATATAAGCCTCCTATTATCTATTGGTGCAAATTCCTACATACTACCGATTAATAACTATTAATCGATAGGTGCTATAAAAGTGTTGACCGGCATTACAAGACTTCTGAATACCGGGTGTAAACCATCCAACTGTAAATTATGATGTTTACCGGGATCAAGATCAATCCAGCTTTCAGTACCGTCATATCTCATTTGGTTTCTTATGATTCTAGCCGTCCACGTTCCAGCAGTGGCATCAGTACCAAATTTATCCATTGTTGCAGTCAAGTGATGTAAACCATGACCTATGGGTGGAATTTTAACTAAAGTGGTATCCGCAGCAACGAATAACGTAGTAAGCGCCGATTTAAGCCACAAATCAGTAGCATCATCATATTTAATGAAAGCGAGTTGACCTACACCGGCACCGCTATAAGCGTATACCCAGCCACCAGAAAGATGATCTTCGATTGCAGTAATGGTTATTTGAGTCGTGCCTGTTACAGTAGCAATATCCATTGTGTCGGATAATGAATATTCACATGCAACAACACAACCAGGACAAAAAGGTTCAACTTCTTTCATAACATGATCTGCGCCAGTATAGACATCAGAATCACCATCTTCTGAGAAATTATGTTTAGCAACAAGAAGTCCGTACGCATCAGCGCCAGATTCGTCGGCAAGAACAGCACTACCATAAGTATCAGCGCCGCTTCCACTTTCAACTGTGCCGGGAACGAGCATAGCTCCTGCATTTATATCGACACCTAAACCGTCGATGGGTAATTTTATTAATCCTAAAGGAGAGCTTATAATTTTCATACACACCTCATAAGTAATTCAGATCAAGGTGAGTATTCAGGTTGGATAAAATTTAATTTTTTCAGGTTGGATTAATCAAGGTGGATACTTCTACATATACTGTATACTACTTTTTGCAACATGTCAAGTCTTTTTTACAAAATTCTTACTTCCACATAAAGGACACCCAGCGCCTTTCTTTACAGAACTTTCACCTACACCGTCGGTAACTGTAATATTTCCTAATCCACCATTTCCGGTTAATGTTCCACCGGAATGATCAGTTCTATTTATATCAACAGGATATCCGCACTGCGCGCACTTATAAATTAATTTAGAGCTTTTACCACCATGTCCTTCTCCTGTTTTTCGGCTATTTGGCCGCGCGTTTCCACTACCAGCCGTAGGAGAAGGATACATTTGTTTTTCATTAAGTTGTTTGGGGTTAAATTTCATTTTAATCGAATGATGGAGCCTCATCATAATCATTTGGAATTTTTACATTATTGGGGCCCCGGTCATTAGACTGAACTTTATTCCATTCTTTTTTATCGATTACTCCACCGACATGGATTTTTTCACCATTCTTAGAAACATAATCGCCATCTTCTATCTCGCCTTTTTTAGCACCGGTATTTTTAAGATCATCATCGTAAGAAATATCGTCAGAATCTAAATTAGGAGCTTTTTTATCTTTAGGTTTAGGAGTTTTAGTGAACCCGTATTTTCCCTTGGCATAATAAATAGCATTTTGCATATGTTCTTTTAAATCGCCAATTTTTTGATTACTTGGAAGTGTAGCAAGATATTCTTTCATTCCTGTTTTAAGTTTTCCAAGCCGGGGGTCTTTTTCGACTTCATCTTGAATAGCATCCCGGACATTTTGTCGAGCTTCTGTATCATCTTGTCTTTTATTTATTTCCCAAGATCTATACTCGGATTTAATAGTTGCTCGATCTTTTTTTGTTTGAAGCTCAAGATTTATCCATTGTTCCTCAGTAAAGTTATCCATTGATGCAGCAGTCATCGGAGCGGATGTAGAAGTTTTTGGTTTTTCAAGTTCAGCTATTTTATCTTTTAACTTGATATTTTCAAGTTCAGCCTCAGTAGGTTCTTCAGAAGTTTCATCGTCACCTGGAGTTTCATCGTCTATCACTTCACTATCGGTAGGATCAGCAGCATTTGCAGGATCCGGTTCTCCATCCCTAAGTATTCTAAATAACTTGTGCATGTTTTCCCTCCTTGGGTTTATTAATTAGTTTTTTTATTTCATTATTATTATAAGCAATCTCCTCATTAAGTTCATTAATTCTTTTTTGAGAAGCAATAATATTATTTTTTATTCCTCTAAGTGTAAGGGCAGTTCTTGCATTGGACCTTAACATAACCTGCTCTTTTTGCGCATCAGGAATTTCTTTAGTTTGTAAAATTGCAGTATTAATTTTATTTAACGCTTCAATTACACTATCAAACTCACCAATAAGGACTTTATTAGTTTTTAACTTGCTAAGTTCTTGTAACTCTTTAATTCTCTTATGTTTATACTTAATATCAGCTTTGATTTTTACAACCTTTGTTAAGTTTTGCTTAATTTCCATTATCCCTCCTAATTAGTTTGTTGCGATGTTTTTTGAACTATGGGTTTTTTTACTAAATATGAATCTCCATTTGGAAGACGTGCAGCATTAATATAATCATTCCATAAAATTCTTAATATATCAGGATCAGCTTTGAAAGGTAATCCGGCAAATAACACAGCACTTTTTGCGACATTAGCAATTCGAGACATTTCAACTTCTGGTGATAAGGGGACTGTAACAGCTTTAAGCCTAAATTGTACCATTTCACTTACAAGTAGGGAAGTATCAATTTCATCATCTTCGCCATCTTGATTTATAAATTGTATTTTTGATTTATAATTTTGGCGCAATAAAGCATTATTTAATAATGTAATATCATTAACACTGCGTTTCCAAACATTAACGATATCAATTACCCTGTAATCAGAACGTTGTAATAGCATAGCGGTTTTATTGCCGGGAGCAGTAGGATCACTCATACTTTCCTGTCCCGACATACCAGCAGAAGGACCAATAAGCCCTTCTATAAATCTTATCGTATACTCTTCATCTTTATAATCAGTATTATCAAGATTTTGAATAATAAATTGTCTAGGAACCTGTCCAGCCTCAAATAAGCCATCTGGAACATACAAAGTAGATCCGGGTTCAAATTCATATAGATCACCAAGCTTGTCTTTCATGCTATCTGGAGCGATTAAAGTAATTTGTGATGTAAGTCTACGTTTATTTGACCTATCACGATGTAAAGCATTAAGCTCGCCAAAAAGATCTTTCCCATCATTTAATAAAGAAATTCCAAGCAATCGTCCATCGCGACCAAGAAACTTAAAAGGGACAATACATGGAATATTGCGTCGCACATTATATTTTTCAACACGAATAATTTTTCTTTTCTCAGGCCAATAGACTACTTTATAATATTCGGGTCGCATATCATTATTAAGATCAGCTTTAACTATAATTCGCGCAAATTTATAAGCTTCTTTATAGTCCCCGGAAATTCCTTCAATTTCGTCCCAAGATTGATCCCACTCATCCTCGTAAGTTGTATCACTAGATTTAGAAACAATATCTTCGATAGCTTCTTTAATATAATACCCGAGTTTTTCTCTTTCAAGAAACTTTAGGCGGGTTTCTTTGTACATATATCCATATGCGCTGAGATCTTTAATTTTATCTGGGAAAAAAGGATAGAATATAAAATTGTGAAGAGGGATAAGAGTATATTTAGGTCCGTTTTTTGAAACAAAATCTATTTCATATTCAACTCTTACCTCTGGCGGTTCACTTCCTTCTTGATTAGGTTCATTTAATAAAGAGATTATTTCATCGTATTTTTCTTCGCTTATTTTAGCAGTTTCGTAATCGGGATAATCAGCTTGAAAAACATTTAAATTTGTATATACCTCACAATCAACGCCTGTTTGAACTTCTCTTGAATATTCGCCATAAATAAGTGCAGTACCATCCCTAAAACAAGGTAGATCAGTATCTTTTAAAATATCTTCTAGATTAGATAATTCTGAAATAGTCCAGTTTTCAGCAGCTTCTATTTTATTTCGAGTTTGGTTTTCTATTTCACTTCCAGGGCTTAATTTAGCAACAATAAGTTGTTTCCCGGAAAAGATAGTTCTACGAAAATTTGAGCTTAAAGACCTATGTTTTTCAGCAGGTATTCTTAAATCAATTTGTGAAGAAGCATCTTCGCCAAAAGGAAAATCTGTTTTATCAAGATTTCCTTCCATTAATTTATTTAAATCTTTAAGATTACTACGAAGTGAGCCAGTCCCTTCTTCCCATGCGTCAAAATACTGTGCAACAATTCTTTGAAGTTTTTTTAGTTTTTTTTGTGGTAGAAAATGTTTAGAAGATTTATGTGCTTCTTCAATTTCTTCAACATCTTGTTGAATTTTTTTTATTTTATTATTATTTGGTGGATCGAGAAAAAATAAAGGCATTTTTATTTTCCAAATTTTATACTTTTTACTTCAAGTCGGATTTCGGGTTTATTTTCGTCTATTTTTTCATACCCTCGAACAATAAACTTAATTATAGCTGTCCCAGTTGAACCGAGTTTTACTACAGTATTTGTTTTAACTCGAAGAGAGGGGTAATGTACTTCCTTTTTTTTAGGAACACTTACTTCACCCCAATCCTCGCCGAGATCTATAAACTTTCCGTTTTTGTCGATGTTCATTTTACTTTAGGAGTTTTGAAAGATTTTTTGATTGGTGAATCTGATGATTTAATACCTTTTGAACCATCAATACCTTTTCCGGGTTGAATACCAGCTTGAGGATTTTCTTCAACAGGTCCGCCAAGACCTTTTTCATTACTGGTATACTTTAATTCTGAACCGGCTTTCCCGCCGGAATTTCTTTTTCCGAAATTTGCTTTCATAATTTACCCCAGTTTTTTATATTTTTTATTCCGTTCGCAAGAGTGAACTTTTCAGCGTCTTCTTTTTGTTTTATTTTTTTCCGTAAACCTGCTTGAAACCAGTCCATTATGAATATTGTAATTTCAGCACAAAACCCACGGGCGAACGTAGGATGTAAGGAATTAGGAATTGTGATAATAACAATATCTTTTTTTTTTGACATTGAAATAGTAGGAGCTTTTGTATTAACTGGAATTTCCATAACTTCGATTTTTTTAACTTCTGGTTTTTCTTTGGTTTCATTCATGTATATATTAAAGCCTTTTTTTTATTACTTGTCAATAGTAAAGAAATCCCCCGCTCGGTTAAATAAGCGGGGGACTTTATATATACACGAATTTATAAGTTTTAGTTTTTTTTAATAGTTACCTCCAGACCCTTCAGGGATAGACTCTTGTTTTACTGGTATATCTACGACAAGAGCTTCAGTTGTAAGAAGAGTTCCTGCGATGGATGCGGCGTTTTCAAGAGCTATCCTTGTTACTTTTACAGGATCTATGATACCTGCTTCAAAAACATCTACATACGTATTATTATCGGCGTTAAACCCAGTATTAATTACAGAATTCCTTACTTCATTAATTACGATAGAGCCATCTTGACCGGCATTTTCAGCGATTATACGAAGTGGAGCAAACACAGCATTTCTTACAATGTTGACGCCAGTTTGTTCATCAGGAGTAATACACGCTTTTAAATCATCAAGAACATATGCAGCACGGATTAAAGCAACACCGCCACCTTGAACTATACCTTCTTTCTCAGCAGCAATAGTAGCATTTCTTGCATCCTCAACTTTTGATTTTTTTGCTTTCATTTCGGTTTCTGTTGCCGCGCCTACTTTTATTACAGCGACTCCGCCCGAGAGTTTAGCAAGTCTTTCTTGGAATTTTTCAATATCATAATCGGAAGTAGAATCGCTAATTTGTGTTTTAATTTGACTAATTCTTTTTTTAATTAATTCTTTATCCCCTGTAGAAGAAACTATAGTTGAATTATCTTTAGATATAGTAACGCTATCAGCTAAACCAAGTTGGTCGATCTGAACGTCTTTGACATCCATACCTTTATCTTTTGTTATAACTTCGGCCCCGGTAAGAGCTGCAATATCTTCGAGAGTTTCTTTTCTTCTATCACCATACCCAGGAGCTTTAATAGCGCAACATTGTATTTGCTGGCGAAGTTTATTTATAACAAGAGTAGCAAGTGCCTGTCCTGTAATATCCTCAGCAATTACGAGTAAACTTTTTTGCTCAGCTGAAATTTTTTGAAGGATAGGAAGAATATCCTCTATTGAAGAAATAACTTTATCAGATATTAAAACATAGCAATCTTTTAATACACACTCCATTTTTTCGGGGTTTGTTGCGAAATAAGGAGATAAATAACCTCTTGCGAATTGCATACCTTCAACAATTTCTAATTCAGTTTCAGCAGTTTTACCTTCCTCAACAGTTATAACGCCTTCCGGTCCGATTTTTTCCATAGCATCAGCGATTAATTTACCAATATGGGGATCATTAGAAGATATTGTAGCTATTTGGGCTTTTAATTCGCTGTTATCTACTGGCTTAGCCATACACTTTAATTCTTTGACTATTTCTTTAACAGCATAATCTATTCCTTTTTTTAAGTGCGTGGGATTCGCGCCTGCTGTGATATTTTTGAGTCCTTCTGCGTAGATAGCCTGTGTGAGAATAGTGGCCGTAGTAGTACCGTCACCAGCTATGTCATTTGTTTTAGAGGCAGCTTCCCGTACAAGTTGAGCTCCCATATTTTCATATGGATCTTTAAGTTCGATTTCCCTGGCTATTGTTACGCCGTCATCGATAATTGTAGGAGAACCGTACTGTCTACTGAGAATAACTGTTTTGCCTTTAGGTCCTAATGTTACTTTAACAGCATTTGCCAATTTATCGACTCCGGCTTTAAGATGCTGTCTTCCTTCTTCTGAATACGCTATTTGCTTTATCATGCTCCCTCCATTTAATTTATTGTATCATTTTTTTTAATTAAATCATTTAAATTATTTACTTGAATTTTTAGAGCACTAAGTATTGCTACCTTTGTAATTTTAACATCAAATAACTCTTTATTATATTCAGCTAAAAGTTTATCCCTCTTCGCTATTTCATCGTGATAGACTTGTGATTTATCGGCTAATTCTTTTTGAAGTTTTTCTATACCTTCAATTAATTCTTGCCGCTCGTTATCTAAAAAAATCTTTTCGGCTTCTGTCTCTGAAATAAATTTATGTTTAGTTTTTTCTTTTAGAAGTTCAGCAGTAAGATTAGATATTCTTTCATTAGCTGTTAAACAGTTGAACTCATTTCGCTTTTCAGAATCTTGTATAATCTTAAGTAAATCAAGACAGCAAGATGTTAATTGTAAAATTTCTACACACTCACGACTTCGAAATTCGTGCTTAGTTTTTTCTCCTTCTTTAATAAGCTTCTCGCACATATATTTTATTGCGACAGTATCTACAGCAGTTTGTCCGCCAATATAATCCCTCTCTTTTTGTACTTCCATTTCGTTAGGAAGCAACTCTTTAATTTTTTCTATATTTATATTATCACTATCGGAAGCTATCATATTATCCCTCTATTCACTCATATATTTTAAAGCTTTACTTTCTGCTTGCTTTTTTGTTTTGCCGTTAAAATGATTTTCACTATCAGTAGAACGATGCCGGAGTATTGTAGTATACCCATTCATTGTTTTTATGGTTTCACTGTAATAGAATATATTATCTTTTAATTTTTTAGTTTTAGATTTATTTCCAGAGTTTAATTTTACTACGGATTTTTTTTTGTCGCGGATTTCTTTTGAGTATTTAAGAAAATCATCTACAACTTTTAATTGAAGGGGAGTATACTCTTCATAGTTAAATCTTTTTACATGATCTAAGGCGAAAATTAAATCGTTTATCTTTTCCATATTCCCTCGTTTTTTATTATAGCATTAAACTACTTGATTATTACGTTTCTTTATTTTAGCATTTACTCGTTTAAGAATCTCACGTAATGGTTTCCGGGTAACTTTTGCAAGCATGTCATCTGTAAATGCAGTCATATTTAAAATGTAACAAGCAATAGAAAGATCTATAACAGTATCATCATGACATCCGCTATCTGCTTCAAGTTTACCATTCTTTGCTTTTACGAATGTTTTAATTTCATCTATCGTAATAGGAGAATTTATTACAACAGTGCTTTCTTGTAAAGCGGTACGAGCTGCGCTAATAATTACCGGGCGAGTCTTTGCAGTAGTCCTCCATGGTTTTTGTTCGATATGCCATAGTTTAGGATATTCTAAGGCTTGTAATTTAGCGTAAGCGACGTTTCCTGGAGTATTTGTTTCCGGCGCTAATGTTGCCCAGTTATAATAACAACCGAGATCGTACATTGCTTGCCCACCTTCTGTTGGATCTATACACCCATGCCAATGCGCGACTTGCTCCCATGAAAAAACATCCCATACTGACATACTTGTTAAATCAGCGCCAACTATTCCTTCTGCAAAATCACCTGTAACAAGATATGCTTGATCCCGGCCTTTAATATCGTTTGGAGTACGCCAAATTGTAAGATTACCAGTAGGACTTGCATCTATTGTTATTTTATTACCAGTATTTTTTAAATTGCATATCCATTTATGCGGGCGCATGTTATCTTCTTGTCTTTTAATATCAGGCCATTGAAATACT